GTAGCCGTCAAACCTATCAGAACATCTCCAAGTACGCCTAGCTTATCGGAAACAAAAGACACAGCGTGTGCAAAACCAGAAAAAATCCTGCGAACAAATCGTACAGCCGTCGACAAAGGACCACGTAAGACCACAGCTACCTTTATGAAGGTCTGCGCCATCTCTATCACTGTTGGCATTATCTCAGACGCAATCGTCGCTTTGAGTCCTCGCATGGCAAAATCAAGCCGAGCCTGGTCATCCGTCAACTGCACAGATTTCGCGATCAGCTCGTCTCCGAATACACCGCCAAGCTGACGCGCTTCTTCACGCATAGCAGAAATGCCCTCAGAACCAACATTCAACATAGGCAGCAGTCTGCGACCTGCACGTCCCATCAGATTAAGAGAAAGACCAACCTTCTCCGTTTCATTGTCAAGACCTACGAACCCATCCGCCATCTCTCCAAGCAACACTTCCGCAGATTTGACCTTACCAGTGGCGTCTACAACATTGACTCCCAACAACGCAAAATCCTCCGCTAAGGTTTTGTTCCCAGTAGAGGCTTCGAACGCATTCTTCTGAAGCTTGCCTAACGTGTCGGACATGGCGCGGGCATCCACACCTGACAGGTTCGCAGCATGACGGAACTCTTCAAGTGCCTGTGCAGACAGACCCAATTGTTGAGATGTCTTGTCTATCTCATCCGCGAGATTACGGATTTCGTCAGTAACGCCCAAGAATGCTTGTGCGCCTTTGATGGCCGCAAAAGCACCTGCAACCAGTTTCGCAGCTGCCTTGATCTTATCCAATCCCGAAAGTGCTTGCCGCTCGGCCTTCTTGTCCACGTCAATGCCGAGCTTCAAAAGCATTTCTCGCAAGGCCATCTATCTACCTCCCGCGAGCAGCCCGCGCTTCTTCGACCGCGCGCCACTCAGCATCCTCCTTGACGTCAAGCCACTCATTGGCTTCGATCACCTCATATAGATCCCAGTGCTTGTTGATCTCCTCATAGGTAGCCACTTTCTGGTGCACTAGTCTCCAGATGTGGGCGTACTTGACGAGGTGTTCAGGGAGCTTGATAGAGCCGTGACTTTTTGGACGAATTGACCGATATCGAGATCGGTCCCTGAGAAAAAATCCCGGAACTGCACCTTTAGAGCAAACAGCAACCACTTATAAAGGGCTTTCAAACGACCCTGGAAATGCTTACTAAACACCCGCGTCAACTGAGGTTCCTTGCCATCGTCACAAACTAACACAGTGACCTTCGACATAATGGCAATCATCTCACGTTGCTTGACCTTATCAAGCATGTTGAAAAAACCAAGCACCGCGCGTTCGATCGCCTTGTCGACATTCGTGTTGTCTTCTGGTTCGAAACCATCCAGCATCTTGTTCAGTACGTCGCCTTTTTCTTTGACCAAAATCCCGCCCAATGGACCAAGCACCGGTGCAAGCATCTTGCACAGGTCAGTCACCAAGTCTGTAGCGACTAGAGGATCGAGCATGAACACCTTATAGGTGTAGCCATCAATCTCTGTGGTTTCGAAATCCATCTGAGACATTATCAGTTACCTCCTACGAATATTTTCATGGAACCACTTTCAATTACCCATTGTCTTCCTGTGATCTCTCCTCCGAATTCCACGTCAGCAGGCTTTTGCAACCAAGCGTTCTCTGCAGAAACCAAGGTAGTACCAAGAAGGTCCTTGATAAGCAACGAACCGACACCGTCATTTTGAAGCTCGTCAAGTTCAACCTGTGCTGATAGCAAAGCATTACTTGCCGAAGTCTGCATCAGAGTCAAAGTAACGGTGCCTGACTTGTCATTGGACTTCGCACGCGCATCTTCACCACTACTACCAACCTTCAGATTGAATGTCTTATTATTGCGCGCAGCAGTGATAAAAGTACCGTCGGCATACCCTTCAATAATAATGCCTGCAAACACAATGGTCACATTTGCTGGGTCATACGTTTTTACTGACATTGGTTCACTCCTTTAGATGGTGACAACACCAGTCACTTCAGCTGCGTGAATGGCACCAGCAAGCTGTGCATTGAATTTGACATCAGGCAACAGCCTGTTTGCACGGTCAATCGCGGAAACGTTAGCGGCCAACGGGACAGTGACAATCGGCGCAGGATCTGCAGCCAGTCCACCAACCGAAATACCCTCGTTCAACACAGCGTAGACTTCACTTTCTACGATTCCGATCCCCTGGTCTGTGTACGGGACCTTATCCAAAGCCGCGAGCTTGGCGAAAATGTTCTCTTGCATACGAATCCGCAGCCAGTCCAGGAACCTGGTGACGTCCATGAACTCACCAGAGCTTGTCTTGCCATTGCAAGTGATCGACACCCCTGCAATCTCGACGTAGCGCTCGATATTCTTGTCGTCGAACACACCTTCTTCTGCTGGCGTAAACTCGGTTGTGGTGACACCTGCGAGCGTCTTGAACTTCCAGGTAATACTGCCCGGGTCCTTAGGCAAATTCTTGCCCAAGTGCGCAGCAGCAATCCCATCCTCCGGTGTTGGGTGATAGAAAATTGAAGTGCGCGCTAGATTCAGATCAGCGAGAACAGAACCAGGATCTGTCGTAACGGCTGTGTCATACATCCCATCATCAGGACTCGCACACACATGGATCTTGTAGAGCGCTTCAATCGCCACAGCCGCATCTTCGATCTCGACAACTCCCCACCAATCCCCCACAAGTCCGTACCAAGTGTCATCGATGTTTCGAATGGCCGCAATCTCACCAGCCAAATCACCACCTGCTGCAACTGGCGTGGTGTCTTCACTTTCAAACAAAGACCGGTCATAAGCCAAGGTGTAGGCTGTTCCGGCTGTCGCTACACCGCCTGGGGTTACTGCCGCTTCGACATCCATATCCGTAGTGTTGTCTGTCGCAAGGACATCAACACCACCAGCATTGATCAACGCAACAAGACCCGTCACAATAGAGGCCACCGTAGGACTACCACCACTTGGGTGGGTGAAAGTTGCTTCCGTACCATCCCGCGCAATCGTCACTGAGTAGTCTGTGTCGGCTAGCGGATAGGTCTCACCGTTGATCGTACCAGACCGTGGAGTCAGATTGACCGTGCGGATCGTCGGATTGACACGGCGTCCAACCAAGATGCGATCCGGTTTCGGGTTTTGTGCGAACGCAGCCGCGCCCAGGATGTACGCCAAATCACTCGAAGCGAAAGGCCCGCCACCTGAGACCAGCATGGAAGACGTGTCCGTGAACTCGAGAAGACGAGCAGCGTCTTTTGTGTGGTAGGTCAGAATCAATGGGACACCAAATCCCACGCGACTCAAGCCAGCCCCTACTGCAGTAATCTGCACACTGACAATGTCATTCAAGCTCATGATTCATCCTCCTATAAATTTGGATCGTACTCAAGATCCACATCAGCAATGTACCCAGTTTGCTCGGTCATAACCGACGCAACCCTGAGACGAACGTCAAACACTGCTCTATCAATGAACTTCCCGTTGACAACTTCGCTCAAGTCAGCAACCGATAGAGTTTCGATGACAGCTATTCCTGCCACTACAAAAGCCGCTTGCACACTCTGCTTGCCCAAACTCGCTTGCAGCTTCGAAGCCTGTTTGTACGACCCATTGTCAGGGTCTCCTGCTCCGGCAGCTTCGTCCATCCTCACCTGCACAGTCAACGTGAAATCACACTGACTGGTCGACAGGATCTCGATCTCTTCTCCTGGTGGCTCTCCAAGGTCCGTGGAATAACGAATCTCCGGTTTCCCACCACGTGGTATCACGGTCATGCGTTTCAGACCAATGTATGGATAAGCTGGCTGTTGAATGTTCTGGTTCTCCCAAATAGCCGCTAGACTCACTTCGCCTGTGACCCACGTATACAACGCGTCTTCGACTGTACGCCAGTCAATAGGCTGCAATGCAGGATCTAGAGTCATCGGTCTAACCTCGCGGCAACGTACGCATAGAAGCCACCCAACTCGAACCATTCCGAAACCGAATGCACAATGTAGTCAACGCCTCCGTAATGAATCTCATCAGCTGGTCTGTTCTCGTCAACTTGCACAGTGTACATGCGCTCAGGACTAATCACCAGCTTCGCTCCTTTGGCCTTCGTGCCTTCTGGTAGTCGTTCCATTTCCTTTGATGGCAAAGGCGACACACTCGCCATGATAGACAGCTTGCAGCATTCCGGCTGGGCTGTCTTGCGTCCGTTGACAATCGTCGGCTCTTCGTATCGAGTCACGACAATCGGCGCCGAACAATCCAACACAGCATCAGAAAGATCCTCAAGCATCCTTGGTTTCCTTCCTGACAATCGCCGTAATGGATGCACGCAAAACACCCTTGTCTACAAGCTGTAAACTGCTTCCCTTGCGTGCAACCGTGCTGTCTGCCAACGGTGGATCGATGCCCGCATTGATACGATCGAGCACATCATTGCGCGCCTCGTTGCCCAGCTTGAAAAGGGCCTTGCGTGGGTCTTCATTCTTAAGCACGGCCTTTGCAG